AAGACCAACCTTGCCCTGGAAGCGGTCCTCCGCCAACGTCTTGTCGGGAATAAAGATGCCGCCAGCTGTTCTCTCGGGACGGATATAGGTCGCGACCATCACTTGATTGTGGAATATTTCCAGATCGGAAATGTCGGGAAGCTGGTCAAGGATGGAGCGCTTCGGATCGTCACCCGATCTCGCGGCAATCTCACGAAGCTTGGCGTGTGTCATCAATTTCTCTCGTTCTTTTCCATTTCATCAATCAATTGAAGCGCCTCGTCCAATCCTTCAAGGACGCCGATGCGATGCTTATAGTCCGCGTGATCGGAGGCAATGCCACTCGCGATCTGCATGACCAGTTCGCTTTTGCGGACTTTAATCTTGTCACGCAGATTACGGACCAGATACGGAGACTCGACGTGGAAGAGGGATGTGGCTGCGGTCATTCCGGCTCACAGCGCGCAGAACGTACATCGGGATCAGTCACGTGGACGCGATGCGCCTGATACTCGCACTCGCTTCGCGTCCAGTAACTTCCGTGTACGGCCGTTCCGCCACTAAAGAAATACAGCACCAAGACCCACTTCATCCATGCGCCTCGTCGCGATGTGCGGGAGCCTTGCGGTAAGACTTCTCAGCACGATGCTCCTTCGCGAGCCGCGCCCGGGCGCCACCCGATCCACCCGGAAGCTTTGGCGCCATCTGGCCATGGACTGAATGTTCGACAGGACCGCCCGTGGCATAGGTGATCGGCTTTCCCCGTCCGATATTCTTGCCGTCCAGCTTGCCGTCAGTGTGCTGGACCTTGGTGCCGTTCTTGAGACCTTCGTTCCAAGCCGGACCTGACTTGATACGCCCGCCACGGGCACGCATTGGCATTCCCGGCGGAGGCATGCCGGGAGGTGCCCCAGGAGGCCCGCCGGCGCCCGGGGGAGGCATCGACGGATGCGGAGGGGGAGCAGCGCCCATGCCCGGGGGTGGACCGCCAGGAGGCGGCCCGCCGGGCACAGGAACGGGCATCGGATGGCCCTGAGACGGAGTCACGTTCACGTTGACAACGGTTTTGCCCTTATGCTTCACGCCGCCGCCTTTGGCGCGATGCGGCCGGTCGGCGCGATGATGAGCTTTCTTCCCATGCTCATGATGCTTCAGCGCCGAGGACTTCACTTCCTTGCGGATGAGTTTGGTGTCTTCTGCCTCGTCTGAGTGGTGGACGCTGCCGCCATGGGCGTAGCCCTTGGTGATGTGATGGACGCGGGCTTTTTCGTGATGATGCGCGCGATGTTCATTGTGAGGATGGGCCATGGGTTACTCCCTGAAGGCGTCGCCAAAATTCGGATTATTCAGCCGGGACCGCGCAAGGCCCTGAACGAACCGCAAATGCTCGATTTCAGCGATTGCACGTCTAAGAACCTCTTCGGAGACTTCATAGGTCGGCGTGCAAATGCCATCTACGGCACGAAGACGATCAGGCCGAAGCTCATCCAGGATATCAGCCATTATCCACGATATTCTGCGTTTCGACATTAACGGTCACCCAATCGAAGACCGTTTTGTCTAGCTTCTTGTCGATATATTCATCGACTTCTGTTCGACTGTCGAAGGCAGCGTCAAAGTCGAACCAGCCGCCCTTTTGCTTCCCGGCTACCCAAGTGAAGAGAAGGTAACGCGCGCTCATTCACCACCCTTCGGCTTCCGCTTCGCCAACCGCGCCTTCGTCTCCTGCTCTTGCTCTGCAAGTCCAGCCGAATGCTCCTGACCCGCTTCGGCCAGCCCTTGCGAGTGTTGCTGCTGCTGTTCGGCCAGACCTTGCCGATGCATCTGATCCTGTTGAGCGAGGCCCATGTCATGCTGTTGGGCTGATACGGCGAGGCCATGCTTGGCGTGCTCTAGCTGCATGCCCTGCTGATGTTCTTCACGCTGCATCTGAAGGTCGGCGGCTTTACCTGCCAAGTCAGCGTGCGATTCGCGGTCTGCTCGGGCGATATCGGCCTGATGGATGACTTGCTCCGTCTGAAGACGGATATCCTGGATTTGCTTTTCACCTTCGAGCTTCTGCTGCTCGATGTTTTGTTTGTTTTGCATATCGCCAGCTTTGAGCTGCGCTTCCTGCTGCTTAGTCTGGGCATCCATGATTTTCGCCTGACCGGCGAGATCCTGCATGGGAGGCTGCGGAGGGGGATCGATCACGCGGCCGTTCGGATCGTCCTTCAAAGCACGGCATATGTCCTGCGCAATACGCTTCTTATCGAAGTAAGGACCGATGGCCGGATTTACGACGATCTGGGAATACGCCACTGCCTTTGTTACGCGATGCAGATGTGATGGCGTATTCGGGTCGGATCGCGGAATAAGCTGGTAGTCTTCGAGCGCCTGAAGGAATTTCGTTTCGTCCCATTGGACAACTGGCGCATTCGGTATTTCTCCGGGAGCTACGCCCTGCGCAATCAGAAGTGCTCGATTACGCTTGTCGAATTTCTTGCGCTTCTTGACCCCTCGAAAGAAATCATCCGGATTTTGCCGGAACAGTTCGATGATCAATTCAATTTCGTCAGCATGCGCCGTGTGCTGATCCTTGTGGGTCGCCGCCATCACCTTTGTCGATTGCTCGATCTGGGCAAGCATGGTGCCGACAGGGATATCTTTAAGCCCCTCGCCGACGCTTATTTCTGCCGACCCTGACAGTTCTTTGGCTTGCGCCAGAATCTTGTCACGCAACGCCAATAGACCAGGTGTCACGTCCTTATAGGGCATTGCCATTACGACTTGTCTGATGTCGCGGCCGCCCAAGCCTTTGATCTTGGCAAATTCTCCAGGCGCCACCCGGAAATTCGCAGTGTCTTGCCGCGCGGCCATCTCATCGATAAGGCCGCCGGGAAATGACGCGAACATACCGGCGTCAAGAGATTCACGATCGACCGCGGTCATTGCGGCCGACAGATTGCCAAGAATATTAAGCAATCCAGTACCATAGAACCCTGGACCAGGAATATACGGAAACTTCACGTACATCTGCTTGCGCTCGCAGTCCTCGTCGTCCTCTTTCCAATCGCGGCGAAGAGCAAGGATTTCACGAGAATCCTTGTCCAGAGTCACAAGATATGGAAGAGGAATATCGGAGTTCTTAAACTCTGACGGCGCATATTCCGGCAAGTCCAATTCGCATTGCGTCTCGTAGATATTGTACGGCTGATCTTCGGGGCGATCGTTGCGAGACTGCGTCCCCTGAATGCCAGCTATTTTCTCGCCAACCCGGTTTGAGGTCGGGGAAGGCTGCGTCAGCTCAACGTCTCGGTATGCGCCGACCTTCTTCATGCGCATCATGACAGATGGACGCATTTCGATCTTGTGCGTAATCCGCCCGCATGACTTCAAGTCCTTTGCCGTATCGGAGACGATCAAATCTTCCGTCTTGACCATTTCCGATACCGGCCGGCGCCGCATCGGACAGCGATAGACTTTCTTGAAGCCAGACCCGGTAAAATATGTCCCCCACAAAATCATGTGAGACATTTCGGGTACGTATTCCGATGCCGTCACCGTCAGATAGAAATTCATGTCCCTTTCGAGGGCTTCAGCAAGCTGGTCCTCTTCTGCCGTCTCATCTCCCTCGATAGCGATCTTTACTGGCCCTTCTGCCGGAAGCAGCTCTGCACGGGCGTTAGCCCATCCCTTCAGAACAGCGCCCAGCAATAACGGATTGGTAACAGATGACATTCCCTCCGAGGAGGCGGACGAATCACCAACCGTAGACTTCGGCTGCTCCAGCTTAATCCCAAGCAACCCCATACCGCGCGCAACGATCTCCAGATGTCCCGCCCGGGACCGATCATCAGCCTCAATGGCGTCAAGCAGATCATTGGCGATCCGCGACAATTCCATCGGGTCAATCTCTTCAGCGAGATTGGCATCCCAATCCTTGGAACTGCTCTCCTTCTGACGATGGTCTCCCAGATTGACCACGACTCCACCGCCAGGCTGGTCTATTTCCAGCGCGCCAGTGTCAGGATCGATACGGGTTGAGTTGTCGTCTTCTTCGATGACGACGTTGATGGCTTCAGGCATCTGATGGCGTCTGATGACGAAGTTCGCTCGTCATCTCGGAGAAGGATTGGCCGACGTTGGCTTTACCGGTAAGGGAGCGGAGGCGTTCGATTTCTCCTGCAGCATCTCCTGCCAACTTGCTTAGCGCAGGACCCCAATCAAACCCAGGAAGCCATGACGGCATCGGGTCTATTCCGACACGGAGCGAAGCCAATTCTTTCAAACGCTCAAGAACATCGGTTTCCATATTATCCTCATACAGGATACAGCGGTTCAAGCCTTCGCTTCAGCGTCACCGCCTCTACTTCAGCCGCACCAATTTCTTCATCAGTTGATGCAAGACCGACAGAGCGCAGATAGTTGATAGCCTGCGTCGCAGAGTCCGTCAGATCGTCGTGCTTCGCCCGCGGGAACGTGGCCATCTCATCAATCACCATCTGGGCCCATTCACGATCTGGTGCATACACGACGCATTGCGAGAATGTCGGAACAGCAGCCAACGCTCTCGCTACTTTGTCACCCTTCACAGGGACCAACTGAATGCCCCACCGCTCCAGGCCGTAGCGGTTCTGAAGTTCCTGCGCTGCTGAGATGCCGGAAGCTTTTGCTTCGATGAGAAGCAGATCGACAGCGAACCGCCGGCAACTATCGGCTACATGCTCGACCAATCCCCAATCCTTCATACAGCGATGACGATAGAGATTGTTTCGCTGCTTGATGACATTCGGATGCATGTCGGGAGTGACGACATCAGGCATCCAGGTTTGGCCGTCTATGACGGTGGGGGCGTCAAGACGATCGACACGCACGCCTGAGAACTTCAGATGCTTGCGCCAGGCTCCCAGGAGGATAATGCGGCGCCTTCGCTGCTCGTTGAGAAACACGCCCCAAATGGTCAAAGCACTTGGGTCGTTCTCTTCGTCCTCAGTGAAGGCGCCGTCCAGAGAAGCGATGATGTAATCGCAGGAGGGGAATTTGTTGTCCTCGGATTCCCACAGCTGCCACCAGTCTCGCTGGAAGATACCGCCTCCGCGCGGGACGGGTGATTGCTGATACTGCCCAGCATAAGCGTAGGGGCCGAGTTCTTTCTTGAGCCTTTCGACGGCCGGTTCTGAGAACCGATCAGGCCACGCCAATTCGCCGTCTTCATCGCGGGGATCGGTCCAGCCTATTTCTGTCTCGATCGGCGATCCATCAGGCATCGATTGCCGTTCGGCTTCGTACTCCATCGGGATCATCAGGTGACAGTAGTCGAGACCAAGCGACAGGATCGAGCCTGACACATCATCCTCATGGACGCGCTGCATGATGATGATGAATGCAGTTTGATCGTTATTGAACCGAGAGGATAACGATTCCCTGAACCATCTCACCGTCTCGCCACGGACGGTCTCGGATTCCGCGTCCTTTACGTTGTGGGGGTCGTCGAGGATAATTCGGTCTCCTCGCTCTCCAGTACCCACGCCGCCGACAGACGATGCGAGTTTCCATCCTGTGCGAGTGTTATAGACCTTGAGTGTAGTTTTATTCCTAACTCTGACGCCCTTTGCTCCAGCAGCATAAAGCCGCTGATAAGCTTCGCTAGTGACGAGATCTCGGAATTTTCCATTGTCTCTTTCAGTCAGCGAAGCAGAGTAGCTGAAGGTTACATAGCGAAAATGGGAACGGCCCATCGGGCCCCATTCCCATGCCGGCCAGAACACGTTGACCAGGAGGCTTTTCATGCTGCCGGGGGGCACGTTCATCAAAAGGCGAGTTATCTTGCCTTCTGTCGTGGCTTCTAAATGTTCCGCCATTGCCCACAATGGCCATCCGTCCACAAATGGTGTTTCCGGTTCTAGAATATTCCAAAAATATCTAACAAAGCTGATAAGTCCACCTTGGCGAACACCACTCTCATCGTACCACCCGTAACGGCTGTGAAGCTTCCTGGCGACGCGCCGTCTTCCTTCCTCAAGTAATAGCTCAAATTCGTTTAGTTGAGCGCGACTGGCAGTTCCATGCATGCGCTATTGAATAAGTCCGGTTGATCGCCCCTGCCATTCCACTCCGGCGAAGGCGGATGATCCTGCATGTAGTTCAGAATAAGTTTAATCTCTTCGACAGTTGCATCGCTTTTCAAGCGATTAGCCCGCCAACTGATGACATGAACATTGCCGGGCACGTAACCCTTGCTGTTGTCGATCCGGTCAAGCGTAGGAATGCTGTCTCTGCCGTCCCCAAGCGACGTAAATGGAATGCCGAGAATTGGACAGCGCTCCGGAATGACGATATCGCACATTTTAATCGTAAAGCTCACCCCGTGTTTCTTAGCGCGGTTTTTAGCGTTCAAAAACAATTTTCGATCCGGGTGATTTTCCCGATATCGTTCGGTCGTCTCGCGCCCAATCCGTCTCACTCTTTCGGGAT